AATATTTTGCAATATTCTTTGCTATTTACAAAATAATTAGTATCTTTGTAATGTAAGAAAGAGATAGATATAAGGTTCTTTTTCTTACAGGCGTGTTATTAAGTGTTGGAATAAAAAAGAGAGCCTTAACACGGCAATGTTAAGACCCTCGTAGGTTGGGAATACTTAAAGAAGTACCCCCCCCCCAAGCGGAGGCAAAAGTACTTCTTTAATTTCTCACCCGCAAATATTCTTCCATTTATTTATATACTTGATACAAATACGTTTTTAGTCTTATTGTGTTAGGCTTCTGTTATCGTGTTGTATTGGTTTACGTGTACACGCTATAAGGTTGAATCATTAACAATTTAAACTATAGCATTATGAAAGCAAAAGAATTTCATTCATTGGAAAAGTTAATTGAAGTGGCTGCGAGTGTTGGACACAACAAGCAGGAGGCAAGCGAAATTATCGCAAAGAACTACGACTACATTAAACGGGTGTACCCTAATGTATCGGCAAAAAAAGCGGTTCATATAGCGTATGTTATTTATTAATTAATTGATGGAGGAAAAGAATATGAAGGCTAACGATATTGTTATAAATGAGCGAGAATTACTTAATACAAAAATATACAATCCGGAATTTGATAGTATCAAAAGTATTCCGTGTACAATGGTGTTGCGGTTGATGGATACAGAGGAATACGGGTGCGACTATTGCGGGGCCTTGAATCTGGTTTTAGAACTGTTCCCGGAAATCGACCGGGCGGAGCTTGAAAAAGAGTTAGACCAATTCGTATAAATGTATGCTCTTTGTTATGTTATTGTTATTCGGTGCTGTGTTGTTTGTCAGCGGCACCGATATAGAGAGAATCAAGGAATTTATAAACGATGAATCAGATAAATTTTAAGGATATGGAAGCAAAACACACTTTTCAAATAGAATCAACCGTAATAGATGCCACAATTTCAGAAGTTGAGAAAGTAGTACCAATTTGGGCAAGGAATAAAGGCAAAAGCCTAACCGTATTAATTTACATGGGTAACAAGTAGCAATTATTCCGGCGTGGAGAACAACAAGCGGAGCGACACCGCCGCCGGGAACTATTTACTAACTTAAAAACATACAGGTATTAACGAATTAAAATAAAACAATCATGCAAACAATTATAGTAACAGTAAACCAGCAGGGCGAAAAAACAGCCCTGCAAATAGATGACAAGGTAATAGCAACCATAGCAAAGGATAGTTTCAACAAAGGGCGTTATTGCGGCTTTTTCGGAGCTTTTGGCTGCTGCAATAACAGCCGTTACCCTGATGCAGTGGAATTTATATCGGGGTGCATAGAAAATCACTTTGCCGGTTTCGGTTTGAATGTGGTATTTGAATAAATTTATAGCCAAAACGAATTTAATATAAGGAGGAAATAATATGTATTTAGGTTTTATACTTTGGGCAATTGTTCTGGTAGTGATATTATGGAACATCAGCCCGGCGCTGGTTATTACATCTGTTTTAATAGGAATTGCCATGGCGATAGGAAAAACAAAAGATAATAAATCAGGTGAATAATATGGAGACTTTAAAGGAAGTGTTTTTGAAGAAATACCCGCAATACGGAAAGGTGTTGCGGGTGTATGAAGAGGTTAACGAAGTGGAATGTACATTCGACAGCATAACAAAACCGAGGTTGTACAACTTTGTTCAGGCTCTTAATGAAAGAGTAGCCACCAATAGCGCTAAAACCTATTGCGCTATGCTTAAATCAATTCTTAACCTGTACAGCGATATGTATTCTTTTCCAAAAGGTTTTGAGGCTATATTGACCTTAAAAAAGGACGCTACGCAAAGTACGTGGCTAACGGATGACGAGATAAAAACGTTATTGGCGTATAATCCGATTAATGAAACGGAACGCGCTGTAAAAAACTGCTTTTTGCTCGGTTGCCTTACAGGCGCCAGACATTCGGATTATATAGAATTTACAGAGGACAACATAGTAGACGGAAGACTGATATATGTTTCACGGAAAACCAAGATTAAAGCGGAGATACCAGCGGCCCCTGCTGTGCTCCGGATATTGAAAGAAAACCGGGAATACGGTATCAATGAACGAAAGGTTTCGGATGTAACCTTTAACGACACAATAAGAAGTATATGCCGGCGATGTGGGATAAACAAGCGTATAAAGCTGTACCAGGCGGGCGAATATATAACCGGTGAAAAGTGGGAATTTATTTCTTCGCATTCCGCCCGGAAGTCTTGCGCAACCAACTTATATTTAAGAGGTGCGGACTTGTATTCTATCAGCCGAATGTTAGGGCACTCCAGTGTAACGATGACCGAAACGTATATATGCTGCGGGCTGCGTGAATTATCAGATAAAATAATGGGATATTTCAACGGGTTTAAATAGATTTGCACCTGATTTTATATATACATAAATATTTTATGGCACAAGAAAGTAAATACGCATACGACGAAGATAGTGTAAAGGCTATTGTTCATTGGGCTTTAACGGCTCAACTGCCCACTCAAATAGAGTTAAGCGAATCGGAGAATATATTCGACGTAAAGAAATACATACAGGCGAATATACACGATATAAACCAGCATTTCCCTGACCCGTTTTATAACCCGTCAATTGACAGATTGTACAGATTAAAAGAGTTTATTGAAAGGCAAGAATGATGTTATAACCCAGTGGGTCTTTTCACTTGTTTTGGGTTGAATTTAACCCACTGGGTTGTTTGGGTTATAACTTGCTATCCATCTTTTCAAATTCTTCCTGCACGGACTTGTTCAACACCTTCGCGTATATCTGGGTTGTCTTTATATCTGTATGTCCCATCATTTTGGCAAGGTTTTCGATTGATACGCCCATATTCAGAGCCATTACCGCAAAACTGTGTCTTGCCATGTGGGAATGAAGGCTTTGCTTTATCCTTGCAATTTCCTGAACGACTTTCAACCTTAAATTATATTGGTAATTGCTTATTATCGGTAGCTTGAAGTCGTATTTTCTCAATATTTCCATTGCGGGTTTTAGGAGCATAAGAAAGTATTCTTCTTCTGTTTTTATTCTAATATCTCTAATAAAAAATTTGCTTCCTTTCTTGATTACTCCGCAGAAATCGAATTTGGACAAATCTGCATAAGACAGACCGGTGAAGCATTGGAAGACGAATAAGTCCCTAACCTTACTGATGCTTTCTGATGTTATTTCTAAGTTCTGTATTTGCTTTATTTGGTCCATGGTAAGGTATTTTATTCCTTCGCTTTTTCCGCGGTCAAATTTGAGCCTATTATATGGGTTGTCTTTTAACAACTCATATTTAATAGCTTCGTTTATATATCTTTTCAAGCGTTTATGATAGCCATGAACGGTGGTCTGTTTATTGTATTTCTTATGTAGGAAATCATCATAATACATTATGTTGGCCGTTGTTATGTCGGAAAAATAAACGATTCTACCAAATTCTTCCAGAGAGTTAATTAATGTGGCATGGGTGTTTAAAGTTCCCTTTCTTAAATCTGTTCTTTCGCTTACCCGGCGCTTTATGAAGTCAAGAAAACTCTCTTTCTGCTGTGAATACTTTAGGAAATGCTCCAGCTTTTCAAAGTTAAAGGGTTCCTTGTTCTTTATAAGGGAGTTGATAAATTCGTTTATATTCTGTATCTGCGCATCGAGTCTTTCGTTCAGGTCTATGGATTGAACTGTATTCTTGACTTTGTTTTTTTCACTCCATTGGTCGGAATATAGCCTAACGCCTGTACTAATCCATTTCCTTTTCCGTTCAAATAATATTTCTATCTGAACGGTTCCTTTTGTTGTCTTGCTTGCTGTGTGTTTCCGGTCAAACACAAATCTTACTGTTGGGTACTTCATAATTTAAAAGATTTGGTATCACACAAGGGTATCACATTTGTTGCACATTTCATGAAATACAATGAAATATAGTGAACTAAAATGAAACAAATATAGAACCGCGTTTGTTCGTATAAATCATTGATAATTACATAATCTGCTGATAATAAGAAAAAAGGGGTTACATTTCTGTAATCCCTTGCTGTGATTCGCTTGGGGCTCGAACCCAAGACCCCAACATTA